GACAGCTACGATATTAGTGGCGTTGTTGGCGGTGGGGGTTCTAATGGCGCGCTACACGGATTAACAAAGTTTTCAATGGAGGACGTGCCTCCTAACCATTTCTTTTTAGAGTACATAGCTAGACCATCAACAGCCGAAATGTTTTTTGAAGATGTATTAATGGCTTGCGTGTTTTATGGTATGCCAATACTTTGTGAGAACAACAAACCTAGGTTGCTTTACTATTTAAAACGTAGAGGATATAGAGGCTTTAGTATTAACAGGCCAGACAAAACTTACAACAAATTATCTTTATCAGAACGAGAAGTTGGAGGAATACCAAATTCAAGTGAAGATAAAGATATAAAACAAGCACACGCTTCAGCTATTGAAACTTATATAGAAGATTTTGTAGGCATAACTAAAGAAGGATACGGGGACGTTTATCTGCAAAGAACATTAGAAGATTGGGCTAAGTTTGATATAAACAATCGAACAAAACATGATGCTTCAATAAGCTCAGGACTAGCTTTAATGGCTTGCAACAAACACAGGTATAGTCCAAAGGGAGCTATAGCGGTTAAGAAAATTAACTTAGGCTTTAAAAAATACAATAACGAGGGAACTACTTCAAAAATAATGTAATAAATGAATGTAAGTACAAATACTAATAGTCCATTTCCAGATCAAGTAGTAAGCGATGCTGAAAAAGCTACGCTAGAATACGGGCTTCAAGTCAGTAGAGCTATTGAGCAAGAATGGTTTAATTACGGCGGTAGTGGTTCTAATAGATATGCTTCTAATTGGAATAACTTTCATAACTTAAGATTATATGCCAGGGGAGAGCAAAGTGTGCAAAAGTACAAAGATGAATTAGCTATTAATGGCGATTTATCTTATCTTAATTTAGATTGGAAACCTGTACCAATACTTTCAAAGTTTTCAAATATAGTTGCAAACGGGATTACTCAAAAGCAATATGATATTACATCGTATGCACAAGACCCTGAATCGTTAAAAAAAAGAACAGAATACGCATCAAACATTTTGTTTGATATGAATACTCAGAAAGAGCAAGCAATAGCGTCAGAATTAATAGGTGTCTCTTTTAAAAAATCAGCAGTTCCTAATAAAGATTTACCTGAAACTTTAGAGGAAAGAGATCTCCACATGCAGCTAAGCTATAAGCAAGCTATAGAAATAGCAGAAGAAGAAGCTATCAATACTGTATTAGCCACTAATGAATTTGATCTAACTAAGGCAAGAGTTAATCAGGATTTGGTTAACATTGGTATAGGAATTACCAAAACGTCATTTAATCCAGCTGAGGGTATCGTAGTTAAGTATGTTGATCCAGCGTATTGTGTTTGGTCTTATACAGAGGACCCGAACTTTGATGACATATACTATGTAGGTGAAGTTAAATCTATAACTATACCAGAACTTAAAAAAGAATTTCCCCACATTTCTGATGAGGAATTAGAAAGAATACAAAAATCACCAGGCAACCGTAGACTTATACGAGGTTTTGAAAACTACGATTACAATACTGTTCAAGTTATGTATTTTGAGTATAAAACTTACACAGATCAGGTATTTAAAATAAAAAAGACCGATAGCGGTTTAGAAAAAGCTATTGAAAAAACTGATGCTTTTAATCCTCCTGCTAATGACAACTTTGATAGGGTGTCAAGATCTATTGAAGTTTTATATGAAGGAGCCAAGGTTGTAGGCTCGGATATGATGCTTAAGTGGGAAATGTCTGAAAATATGACACGACCTATGGCTGATACAACTCGTGTTGAAATGAGTTATTCAATGGCTGCACCTAGAATGTATAAAGGAGTTATACAATCGCTTATAAGCAAATGTATAGGCTTTGCCGATGTAATACAGCTTACTCATTTAAAAATACAGCAAGTGTTGTCTAGAATGGTTCCTGATGGAATATTTTTAGATATGGATGGTTTAGCGGAAGTAGATTTGGGTAACGGAACAAATTACAATCCAGCGGAAGCATTGAATATGTATTTTCAAACAGGTTCTGTAGTAGGTAGATCTCTTACGCAGGAAGGAGATATGAATAGAGGCAAAGTGCCTATTCAAGAGTTATCATCATCCAGTGGTATTGGTAAGATACAAGCACTTATAACTGCGTACAACTATAACATGCAAATGATTAGAGATGTAACCGGTTTAAATGAAGCTCGCGACGGAGCTATGCCAGATGCAAATTCTTTGGTTGGTTTACAAAAAATGGCAGCTAATGCATCTAATACTGCTACAAAGCATATCCAAGACGCTAGTATTTATTTAGCGTTAAGCACCTGTGAAAATATATCTTTAAAAATAGCTGATGTTTTAAATTTCCCTCTTACCAAAAATTCTTTGATGAATAGTGTATCTACTTTTAATGTAGAAACATTAAAGGAAATTGAAAAACTTAATTTACATGACTTTGGAATATTTTTAGAAATGGAACCAGATGATGAAGAGAAAGCAGAACTGCAACAAAATATACAAATAGCTTTGCAGACAAAAGAAATAGACATTGAAGATGCTATTGACATTAAAGAAATAAAAAATTTAAAACTAGCTAATCAAATGCTTAAATTGAAGCGTAAGAAAAAGCAAGAAAGAGAGCAAGCCTTGGTACAACAGAACATTCAAGCACAAGCTCAAGCTAATGCAGAATCTTCAGAAAAAGCGGCTATGGCTGAGGTACAGAAGCAACAAGCACTTACGGCAGAAAAAGTTGCAATAGAACAGGCTAAATCTAATTTCGAAATGCAGAGAATGCAAGCGGAAGCTCAAATAAAAAAAGAGTTAATGGCTACAGAATTTCAATACAATATTCAATTAGCTCAAGCAGCAGGAGCTGCGACACAACAAAAAGAAAAAGAAATAGAAGATCGAAAAGATAAAAGAGTTAAAATTCAAGGAACTCAACAAAGTGAATTAATAGAACAAAGACAAAACCAAGGCATGCCTAAGAATTTTGAATCTCAAGGTAACGATGTGATGGGTGGATTTGATCTATCCTCTTTTGATCCTTCTTAAGTAAGTATTTAATAATTATATAATATCATATCATGAACGAACAAAATGTAAAAACGGAGGGGTCTTTCAAGATTAAGACCAAACCAAAATTAACTGAGGAACAATTTGCGGCAAAAAATAAAGAGCCTCTTATAGATATTCCAAGTAATATAACCCGAGTAGTAATACCTAATCAAGAAGAAGATGCCGTTCAAGAGTCAAGCGCAGAGAAGGTGGATGTGGATGAATCTACCGAAGATGGCCCAACGATGGTCGAGGGAACATCCGAGTCAGTCATTAAAGAAGTTACCGAAGAAAGTAAAAAAGAAGAAGAAGTAATCGCTCAGCCTGTGCAGCAGGATTTACCTGATAACATCGTAAAGCTAGTCGATTTTATGAGGGAAACTGGTGGCACAATGCAAGACTACTTAAGATTAAACACTAATTATGACGATGTAGACCGTGATGTGTTAGTAAAAGAATACTATAAAAACACTAAATCTCATTTAAGTGCAGAAGAAATTGACTTTATGATTGAAGACAATTTTGCGTTTGATGAAGAATTAGATGAGGAGCGAGACATCCGTAGAAAAAAACTCGCATATAAAGAAGAGGTTGCAAAAGCTCGCACGTTTTTAGAAGATACAAAAGCAAAGTATTATGATGACATCAAGTTGAAGTCGCCATCTTTGCCGGAAGATCAACAAAAAGCAGCGGACTTTTTTAATCGTTATAAAGAGGATCAGGACAGAAACGCAGCTAACCACGAAAAGTTTAAAGCCAACACTAATGAATTACTTAATGAAAATTTCGAAGGTTTCGATTTTACGCTAGGTGATAAAAAATTTAGATATGGTGTACAAAACCCTTCACAGGTAGCAGAAAAACAATCAGACATCAGTAATTTCATAGGGAAGTTCCTTGGGGAAGATGGTTCGATAGCAGATACGGAAGGGTATCACAAAGCATTGTATGCAGGTGCAAACGCAGATAAAATGGCGAATCACTTTTACGAACAAGGCAAAGCAGATGCTATTAGAGATGTTGTAAACAAATCTAATAATACATCATCAGGGGCTAGGAAAGCAGCACCTATAGACAGCGCAAGGTTTGGAGCATATAAGATTAAATCAGTTTCTGGAGCGGACTCATCAAAATTAAAAATTAAAAAGTTTAGAAACTAAAAATTATGAGTTTATTACCACAATTTGGGGCAATTGTCCCATCACAGTCGCAGCAATTACTTGCGACAAATTATTTACAATGGAACAACAACGGCGGAGCTGCTGGTATTCCAGGAAACTTTGCTGATTTTGCTCAGCAATATTTACCAGAAATTTATGAAGCAGAAGTAGAGCGTTACGGAAACCGTACGTTATCTGGATTCTTATTGGTGCTGAAATGCCAATGACATCTGATCAAGTTATTTGGTCTGAACAAAACCGTTTGCATATTTCTTATGCTGGAGTTGCTCAAGCTAATGGCGGAGGAACTACGTCTGTTATTACAATTCCTGTAGCAGCTGGTGTTCAGAATGTTATATCTGTAAACGACACTGTTGTTGTTTTAGATCCAGTAACTGGATTAGAAGCTAAAGGTATTGTTACTGCTTCTACACCAGGAGCTGCTGCACCTGCGTTCACTATTCAGCCTTTTAGCAATCTATCTTTAACTACCCAAGGATTTTCTGATGGAGGATTAAAAGTATTCGTTTACGGGTCTGACTACGCTAAAGGTTCTAATATTGTACAAGCTGTTGCAAATGCTCAGACTGCTCAAACTAGAGTATCTATTGATCCTGTACTTACACAATTCTCTAATTCACCAATTATTATTAGAGATCAGTATTTCGTAAATGGATCAGATACTGCACAGATTGGATGGGTAAATGTAGCAACTGAAGACGGAACTGATGGATACCTTTGGTATTTAAAAGCTGAGTCTGAAACACGTTTACGTTTTGAGGATTATTTAGAAATGGCAATGGTAGAAGGAGAACTTAATCAAGCCGCTAATAGCCTTACAAACCCTGGAACACAAGGTTTATTTGCTGCTATTCAAGCTCGAGGAAATGTAGAAACTGGATTTACTGCAGCTAACGGATTAACTGAATTTGATGCTATTCTTAAAAACTTAGATACTCAGGGAGCTATTGAAGAGAACATGTTGTTTTTACAACGTCAAACTTCTTTAGACTTTGATGATATGTTAGCTAGTATTTCTAGCGGTGTAGCAGGTGGAGTTGCTTACGGATTGTTTGAAAACTCTTCTGAAATGGCACTTAACTTAGGATTCAGCGGATTCCGTAGAGGATCTTATGACTTTTACAAAACAGATTGGAAATACTTAAATGATGCATCTACTCGTGGAGCAATCAATGGAGTTAATTCAATTGAAGGTGTATTAGTACCAGCTGGAACTTCAACTGTTTATGATCAAGTATTAGGAACAAATATCAGACGTCCATTTTTGCACGTACGATATAGAGCTTCTCAAACTGATGATCGTAGAATGAAGTCTTGGTTAACAGGATCTGTTGGTGGAGCTAGTAACTCAACACTTGATGCAATGGAAGTAAACTT